CAAGCTGCTCGAGCTGGTACGTCTCTAGGGGCGACAACCGGTAACGGCGAAACACTGCCTCGTTCGTGAACGACGCAGCGGCACTGCCGTCAGAAGTTGGGAGGTGCTTGAGTGAGCGCGTGGCGTGGTCAGGTGTGACCGTTGCATTGGCGACGTTGGCGCGCATGGTGTCAATCAGTGGAAAAGTGGCGTGTGGCATGACTCCTTGGAGGAGTGCCTTCTGGAACGAAGCTGCTCGTCGCTTGAGATCTCCGCGTCCTGGCAGGTCCCGCTTGCAGGACCCCGTCAAGCGGAGGAGTACTCCGAGGTTGAGCAGGGGAAGGTAGCGGCCGTCAACGGATTCTACTGGTGAGTTATTCAGGAATTGTAGGTCTTCGGGTTGTTTAGCCGCGTCTACGGTCACGACGTAGCCGACGCTCTGGGGCACGCACCACATCTGCATCTCGGTCCTGAGAGTAAGCAATTCCGATGAGGATATTCGCGACGTTGTTCACTAGTGTGGTTAAGGTTGATCCTGACAACAGCTTCGGGTGGGTCGGCTGAAGGATCACCTTCGCGGTAGGGTCGGCCACAGAGCGCACTGTCACGCGGGAGGCACATTGTGCAACCAATTCCTCCATCTCGGGGCGCAACGCTCGTGGCGTGGCGTCGATGAGGAGGTCGAACAGTACGTTTGTATGTGATCCGTCGCAATTCGAGATGTCGGCGTTGCCATACCCATTGGGGCCGGAGTAGCAACTATCATCGGAGTGGTACGTGTAGCGGCGTGAGCCGTCCGGTGTTATTAATTCCTTGAAGACTTCTTCCAGTACATCTGGATTTGGTGTTTTGACGAAGCGAATGACAGTCCCGTTCAGGATTAGAGGTCGTCGGGCCATGACCGTCTTGATACGCTCCACAATGAAGGCGCCTCGAAGGGAGGCCTCGACGCCTAGGTCGGCAATTGTCCGCCCCTTCTTCCCTGGTTTAGCGATCTCCTCAGTCTTGAGCTTCACTTCTGGGTTTCGTCGCATCCAGTTCCACGACGTGAGCAATCCAAGGTGCAACAACTCGAGGAAAGCTTGTATCCGAAGTTGCTTCTTCGGGTGGGGGAGATCATGCTCGTCGTTCACTAGGCGGATCGGGTCGGGGACTTCGCGCAATGCCTCTTCGAAGATGCTCTGTAAGTACGGCAGGATGATGTGGCGGTTTCGGCCTACAAATTCACGCTGCGCTGCGCGGCAAGATTCTTCAAAACCAGGAATTTCGGGTTTACGTGACCCAGTGTTCCGGTGCAAAGCTATGCTCAGGCAGTCATCGCAGCGACACCATGTCTCTCCGGAGTGTGCGACTCCGTAGCCGTAGTACGTGCGGTAAAAAGTATCGACCTTCTTTGCGACCCATTTCGGGAAGGACAGTGTTCCATTGATGTAGTATTGTGCGCCTGTCACGGGGACATAGTCCCCGTTGTCGACGTACTCGGGATCAGAGAATGCGTTTTTGGTGCACGTCACCCGGTGTACGCCACACCACTCTGGGGCGAGAGTCGTGTGGCTGCGACGAGGTTTGACGGGAGGTGCGTGTGGCCACGGAAACCGGCTGCTGCCCGCGCTGAGAGTTGGGCCACAATCAGTCGATTCATGACGAAATTTGTCGTGTTGTGGAGTAGTAGATTGCGGCCCTCGAAGCGTCCGGTGTCAAAAAGTGCCCCCCGCACCTGG